CCGGTATTGTCCCGTATAGACGGTGCAAGCAGCATACGATATAATCGTACGTTGCGTAGTACTTCTTATCCCAGAAGGAGTTTGCATAAGCAATCCAACTGGAGTAAGAACCAGGCGATCGTGATGATGACCAGACTGTCCGCAAGCGGACAGGAGTGACGTTTTCGCCATAAAAGGCGTCCATGCCACACGATTCTCTAAAGAATCCACCAATGCAGCTCTTATCCCGGTTTATTTTTAAACCAAAGGATTCGAGTTGTTCCATCGCATCAACAGCAAAGTTTGCTGGGACGATGACATCATCACCATACACTAAGATACTCTCGCGAGTATCTCTGTCCGGCGCTGCGGCGGTAAGGATAGCCCAGATAGAAAGAGCCAATATAGGGAAACATAAACTGCTTCCCATTGGCGCGAACTTTTTGAGCTGTAGAACCTTGCCGTTTGGCAACGTCGTTGTCAAACTTCTGCAAACTTCCAAGTACTTATATAAGTGAGATGGAAAGAGCAGACGAACCAAACTAACAGATACGCGATCGCTGGCCTCATTGAGGTCAAGGGTTACGTACTTACCGGTTTTGGACCCGAGTAGGGCCCCTAACCGATTTGGCTGTTGGTTTGTGAAGAAAACATTAAACCTTGTTAGGTCTAACGATTCGACATGGTTTACTATAGCCTTGCGCAAACCTCCTTGAATCCATTGAAAATCAACGGGTTCACAAGAGATAAGTCTAGGGCCGCGCGAATCTTTCGGCACAAGAACTACCTGTGCTGATCGCTCCGCATCTGTTATCGCATTATTGCCGATAAGAGAATCACAGACATGCCCGAGGGATGCATAAAAGTAAGCATCCAAAGGATACATGCTTGTAATTCGACTACTTATATTCGACCATTCATACTTAGCCCAGAGCCGTTGCTTTGTAGCAACTACTCCCGGACCATGCATGGGGTCGATGTCAGTAGGATCGAAAGAAGAAAAGACCCTCGATAAGAGGATCCTAGCTTCGCGTGCCACACTAAGACGATCGGTGGTAAACCGTCGACGCGTAGTAGGTGGCATTGAATCGAGGGAGACTCCAATCCTTTGGAGCTCTTGCTCGATGATAGATAAGTCGTCCTCAGTTCTTTCGAACTTTTGGATAACTTCCAGTTCTTGTTCAACAGAGTAAGGCAACTCATACTTATAAAATAGCATGAGGAACTGCCTAAGAACTCTGACAGAACTAACACAAGGCGTCTGTAAGACTTGTCCCGAATCGTCGAAGATTCTACTGAAGAACTCTCCCATAAAG